TACGAATTGAGGAGATTTTTATGTGATCGTAAGTATGAAATTGACTGTGACCGAGACATTTCATGTACTTTTGACTATATTAAGTCTATACAATGGAGTTTTGATATAGAAGAATGACTCAGCAAGAGATATCTGACTGTCTCTACGCTCTCAAATCCCAAATTGAAGCATTAGAGACCCGCCTTAATAGCATGGAGCTTCTTATGAAGCGACCAAATAAGGAAAATTATGAAAAATTAGTAGACGTAGTACTCGAACATGACAAAAGACTCAACTCTATCGAAAAGCTCTAAGATTTATCACCTATATTGGGAAGATAAATGTATTATGAGAGGTGTAGATGAGGAAGATTTCCATCCAATCTGGGACAAACTCATGTGGACGTACAATACGGAGTTAAATTACGTAGAAATTACGCTAGACGAAGACGATAATCTAGCGATTACTGATACTTCGTACTGAAAGTCCCAAAATCGCGTCGTTGCTTCGCAACGATACGATAAATATTTGTAATTATAGGGCGAAAATCCTATGGAAGCACAGTTTTTAAGTCTCGAAGGCGATTTTGTTATTCGTCAGGGGACAGAATTGATAGAATATCATAGAATCTCTGATATTCCAGACAAATTTGATCATCTAATTAAGTTTATGCCGAAGTATCCAGACCCACCGCATGATGTAAACGACCATGCGTTGATGGAAAACATGGTAAATTTCTTAGTTATGCTACAAGCAAGAGAACAAAAGTGAGTGTAACGATAACTCCAGACGAAGTAACGACATTAGGAGAGACAACTCGTCCTACTTTTAACGTAACTCGAACCATAACAGCGTCTGCGACTGCTACAAGTCCCAATCAGGCTGCTGTAACTAACGTAAGTGCGGTTGTACAGGGTGGTAATGAACCTGATTTAGTAATTACCCCTAATACTACAAGCGTTTCAATCACGGGGGTGCTACAGGATCCCTTCAATGACGTGTTTACATACGTAGAACCAGGTCAAACTAACCTTAACTCCACTCCAGTACAGGTTGTAGGGACTTCTGACATGCCTTCTGACAAGGTTATGTACGATCTTAACCAAGATGGCACAAACTACGTCTCTAAGTTCTTTGACATCACTGTACAGTGGGAACAAGGACCAGCAGGAAACATGGTAGCACAGACTCCCGCAACCTTCACTCTCGAATTGAAGATATATAATGAGTGGGAAGGTATACGTTCCTTCATATCAAATTATTATAACTAACATGCCCGCAGTCACAAGAGTCGGAGACGCAGATGTAGCCCATTGTTCTGGAATGTCTAGAGCACAGGGTTCAGGTAACGTCTTTGCTAACGGTATTCCTATTTCTCGTCAAGGGGACAAGAATACTGTACACTTAAAACCTGGTAACCCATGTCCTCCCCATTCTGCTTCTATAAGTAGTGGGAGTTCTACAGTCTTTGTAAATGGCAAAGGTTGTGGTAGAGTAGGAGATGGTTTAGGCGGTTGTACATCAGTCGCAGCAGGATCACCAAACGTATTTGCAGGTTAAATTCATTATGGCTAAATTAAAACAATCACAATGGTTAGGATCAGGGTTTATTGAGACCGTTCCTAAGAAAACAGCACAAGGAAACAGTAAGAACACCAAACATTCTGCTACTTCCAGAAATAAAGCGAGGAAAAGGTATCGTGGCCAAGGCAAATAGAATTGTAGACGGAAAAAGGAACGCAAATATACCCGTTGACATGTCAGATCACTTTTATGACCATGGAAATGAGTATTGTAGGTACTTAATTACCGATCCTCGTAGTGATAGAGCAGGAAAAAGAAGAAAACCCTTTGAAAACGTGTCTAAATAAACATTGAGGTTAAAGACATAGGTATAAGGCGTGAATAATGCCCTTCCAAGTCGAGCGTTTAGGGATTTTGATCTAACTTTTAGAAAAAATCCTATAACTAACGACGTAAATACACTAAAAAATGAAGTAGCAATCAAAGAAGCGGTAAAGAACATCGTTCGTTACAACTTTTATGAGAAACCATTCCTTCCGAACTACGGTGGGAACATTACTGGTGCTTTATTTGAGTTGTATGCTGAAGGAGAATCATCTCTTATAGAATCTCAGATCAAAAATATCATAAACCTCTATGAACCACGTGTTGTGTGTTATAGAGTCAAGTCAAAATTTGATGAACGTTTCAATGACTTGGCAGTAGAGATATATTACTTGATCACAGGACTACCTAATGTAATAGACAACTTAGAAGTTATACTTAAACGATAATGGCACTTACAAAAGTCAACTCGTTAGAGTTTAACGAGATCAAAGCACAATTAAAGGCATATTTACGAGGACAAGCAGAATTTTCCGATTATGACTTTGAAGGATCCTCGTTATCCGTACTATTAGACGTACTTGCTTATAATAGTTACTACTCTGCGGTTAATGCTAACCTAGCAATCAACGAAAACTTCTTAGACACTGCAGTTCTAAGAGAAAACGTAGTAAAGTTAGCTAAACTGATAGGATATACCCCAAGAAGTGCTAGAAGTGCCCGTGCGACCTTTACAGTGGTCATACAGACGGTATATGGCACAGGGTCTAATGGTAGAGGATACCCAGAATCAGTACAAATCAACAAAGGGGTCTTTGCTTCGTTCATAGGAGAGGATGGAGACAACTTTGTATTCTCCATACCTAAAGATTTGATCGTATCTGTCAATACCCTAGATGGTAAAGCGACATTTACGGGTGTAGAGACATTTGAAGGAATATTCATCACTGATACTTTCGTGAAAACAGAGTCAGAGAGACAAAGGTTCATTTTAGGCAACCTTAATGCTGACACTTCCGCTATGAGTGTGGAAGTAACACGTGGAACTATCACTGATGCATATTTGATGGCAACAGATATAACAGCAGTAAACAATATTAGTAAAATCTACTTCTTAGAGGAGTCGGAGAGCAAGAGACCTGAGTTAGTCTTTGGTGATGGTGTACTTGGTGAGTCATTAGTCAATGGAGATGTGATTGAGGTCACTTACCCAACTTCTACTGGAGGAGCTTCTAATGGATTGACTGGATTCTCGTTTGCGGGGACTGTAAAGGACTCTCGTAACACTCCAATCACCTCTGGCATCACTTTGACCTTAACAGCACGTCCTGATGGTGGTGCTTTTGCGGAAACTATTGATAGTATCAAGTATTCTGCTCCTAAGTTCTATTCTAGTTTCGGTAGAGCAGTGACTACTAAGGATTATGAGGCAATTATCCCTCAAATCTATCCTAACGTCCAATCTATCGTTGCTTTTGGTGGTGAAGAGGCAGATCCACCAGAATACGGTAAAGTAATCGTTGTAATCAAACCAAAGAACGCAGATCGTCTGTCTATTTCCGAAAAAGACGCAGTACAGAAGAAAATACGTTCTTATTCAGTGGGTGCGGTAGAACCAAAGATCATGGATCCATCTGTTCTGTATATTGACCTTGCTTCTTACGTTTATTTCAACCCAAACAAGACAAGAAGGGATCAGAACGAAATTAAGTTAATTGTTTACCGTACATTAGAGACATTAAACACTTCTGCTGAGTTTAACAAATTTGGCGGTAAGTTTAAGTACTCCAAAATGCAAAAAGTGATTGATGATGCGGAACCATCCATTACATCAAACATCACGAAGGTGAAAATGCGTAAAAACGTAACTATCTCTCTTAGTCAGAGATTTAATTACAAGATTTGCTTCGGAAACAGAATTAACGCACAATTAGATACACCAACCTTACAAACAAATGGTTTTAAACGTGCGGATGGTGGAAATCAAGTATTTTACTTGAATGATGATGGATTAGGAACCATACGTCTGTATTACGTAAACACAGATGGTTCAAAACAGTATATTGGTGGTAACTGGGGTATTATTGACTATACCGCAGGAGAAGTTACTATCAACGACCTTATTATTACTGAAGTAGTCAACTCTACTGACAATACGATGCAGTTCTCTGTAGTTCCTGAATCTAATGACTTAGTTTCGCTCAGAGAGACCTATTTGACACTAGGTATAGATAATCTAGTGGTGAATGTAATAGATGATGAAATTTCCAGTGGTTCAAACACTTCTGGAACAGGTGTAGTACCAGAATCAAGTTATAGTTAGTAATGCCAGCTGAACAGTCGTCGTGGAAAGTTGCGTCGTGGGTCACACCTCAAACTGAGGTTACAGTTGACCCGATTGATGCTTCGGTTTCGCCAGAATCGAGAACTAAAGTATCTGATAGAATTGAGGAGCAGATTCCTCAGTTTATCAGAGAGGACTATCCTGACTTCATACAATTCATCAAATATTATTATCAAGCACTGGAGTTAAAAGGTAACCCAGTTGACATAATACAGAACCTAGATGAATATTATAACATAGACCGCCTAAACGACCTCGTAGAGACGACTACAGCGTCCTCTGGGATCGAAACTGATGCTACAGTCATAGACGTAAGTAATACTAGAGATTTTCCAAAAGAAGGTCTCTTAATGATAGACGAAGAGATCATATACTATAAAAGTAAATCCCAAACACAATTTAAGGACTGTGTTAGAGGTTTTCATGCTACTACTAAGGTAGGTACACTTAAGGAGTACACATTTAGTGAGTCTGTAGCTGCTTACCACAACTTTGGGTCTACTGTTGTTAACCTCAACAACCTTTTACCTCTATTCTTACTACAGAGGTTCAGAGATCAGTTTGCTGAGTCATTCCCAAGCAAGTTTGCTCCACAGATACAACAATCAACAGTTACTAAGCGTCTTAAGGACTTTTATGCTGCTAAGGGTACATCAAGGTCGTTTAAGTACTTGATGAGAGTGCTCTTTGGTGTAGAGTCAGTTATTGAGTACCCCAAAGACAGAATATTCAAACCTAGTGACGCATTCTACACTGTAAGAGAGATTATTCGTGCTACAGCGATAAGCGGAAACCCCGTAGAACTTACAGGACAAGTATTATATCAAGAGAACGATCCAAACGACCCAAATGTAAATTCCGCACGTATATACGTAAAATCCGTAGTTGAGGTGTTTACTGAAGACGGAAAGATCTATGAATTGGATGTTGACACGGAAAATGGAACAGGAAGTTTCACAACTCCGTATAAAACGCTCCTTGGTGAAGATCTAAGCTCTGATTTGTTAGATAATGTCGTAACAGTCGATTCTACTATCGGATGGCCAGAAACAAACGGCTCTATTCGTATAGATGGTGAGATTATCAATTATACGGACAAAACAGTTACTCAGTTCCTTGGATGTACCCGTGCGAGAGAGAATACAGTCAATGCACCCCATATTGCAGGATCTGAGGTAACATCTTCCTATGAAATCTATGGAGAGAGCAATGTAGACGGATCTAGGATCAGTTTAACAGTATTTGGCGGTACAAGAGGAATAGACATTGTAGATGGCGGTAAATATTACTTACAGGACTCAAAAGTCACAACACCCGCAGCACCAGGCTTCGATTCACTAGATCCCATCTATCCAAGCTTCATATACAACGCAAAGAAGTTATTAAACGGAACTTCTATAGTTTTGAACGTTCCAGAGAGCGATGGTAGTGTTGTAGCGGATATTACGACTGAACAAGAGCATGGATTGAAGAGAGAAGACACTGTTGTCATATTGAACGCTCCAGAGGACGTATATAACGCAACATTCAGTGTTCTTGGTGTAATTAACAATTTTACCTTCAGTATCCTAATTCCTACCACTCCTATCCGTGGAGTAGACGTAACATTCCTAATTACACGGGAATATGCGAAATCTACGTCATCTGACACATCTATACGTCTAGGATTACAGAATACACCATCTGACGTACAAAATGTCTACAGATCTGCTGAACACGCTATTGTAGCGTCACCAGGTATACCTGGTCATGAAATAGGACCTTTCCACACTGATGACCTAGATCCTGGCAACCAGAGGTATCTAAAACGCATTCCTCTCCAAACAATCACCAAATCCAACAAAACTGCGACTCCTGTGGGTCAAGTTGCTATTGGTGTGAATGGTGTACCGTTTTTCTCTTATAAATCGAATGATACAAAATTATTCGGTGGTGTAAAGTCAATATCCGTAATAAATGCGGGATCTGGTTATGATATCACCAATCCACCGATTGTAGAGTTTGAACCACTCCACGCAAGAGATACAGCGTACTTCCTTAACCAAAGAATTAGAAATAGTCTAGGATACAGATATAAAAACTTAGGAAGCGGTAAAACCGCAGAAATAGGACAAGAACCTACACATACCACTTCAGATCCAGTACAAGACGGAGCTTGCCTCTGGGAGTTCGAGGGAATCTCTGCTGAAGCAACCGTAAGCGTATCTGGTTCACTATTTGCGGTAAACGTAGATAACGGTGGATCTGGTTACACAACAGCTCCTACAATCGCTATTGTCGGTGGTAATCCTACAGTTGAAGCATCTGCGACTGCTACAATCACAGCAGGAGAGATAACTGCTATATCTGTCTCCGCACCAGGTGAAGGATATGAATCTGTACCTACAGTGGTTATAACTGGTGGTGGAGGAGAAGGTGCGTCCGCTTCTGCGGTTGTTCGTGGTGGATTGACTGCTGAGGGTATAACAATCACAAACAATGGTACAAACTACAATGAGAGACCAGGTATCACTCTAGTGTCTGGATCTGGTGCTGTTGCTTACCCATCTATTGTAAATGGCAGAATCGTATCTATTATCTTGACATTTGGTGGTAGTAACTACTATGGTGCTCCTGACGTTGTTATTAGTGGTGATGGAGTCGGTGCGGTTGCGTTTGCGACCATAAACTCTGGTACACAGCAAGTTACCAGTATTACAGTCACTAATGGTGGTATAGGTTATACTTCAGGTAAAACAACTGTTGATATCGTGTATCCTGGCTCTGGAGCTACATTCCAAGTCGAATTACCCGTATTGACTAAGAACTTAGCTGCTAGTGCGGATGAAGTTGGAGATCCACTCTTTGTATCACCAAAACAGGCAGATATAAACAATGGTATCTCTATGAAGGGTGCTAACTTCGGAATCTACGGTGGAGAGTATGGATACCTCTATAATCCGAAGAAAATGCGTTTCTTGCTTGGAGATAACGTAAGTGACACAACATACGCAGAATTAAACCCAACAAGGCATTCACCAATCATAGGATGGGCATTTGACGGACATCCCATCTACGGACCTTACGCATACGTAGATAGAGAGAATAAGAACCCATATAACGAGTTGAAGCAAATGATCAGCTCATATCGCATCAGACAGCAAAGAGATGCGTTAGTTGGTAACGATTTGGCACAAATCGACAAGATGGGAACATATATCGAAGATTATGAATATGTTGAAGGATTAGGCGACTTAGATCAGTATAATGGTAGATTCTGCGTAACTCCCGAATATCCAGCTGGTGTGTACGCATATTTCTGTACATTAGACGGAAGTACGGGTAATCCTAAGTTTCCTTACTTTATAGGTCCTAATTACTACTCTGAAGCAGATTCAGTCAACTGGAAAGGAAATGGACTCCAAAGAAACTTTACAGAAGACGCAGTTCGTTATAAGCGTCCATATATCGCTACAGACGAAGCATTAGTTAGAAGAAAGAATAAAGGCAATCCTATTGAGTATATCCTTGCTTTAGAGGACGCAACTACTCCTATTGTTCTAGAGAACGATGATTCCTTCATTGGGTTCGTAGATGTCGGTATTGGTTACTTTGATTACTTCCCAACCATCAGAGGTGGATTTGTTGACTCATTATTCGTATCTGCGACAAATAGATACTTCTCAAGTGGATTAGACCAATATCTGATTGAAGGTCCTGGTTTTAACTACAAAGTTAACGATAGACTCATATTTGACGAAACAGGCACTGGAGGAAGCGGTATATCCGCTAGAGTCTCTAAAGTGTCTGGTACGGACACTAATGCCATCGCATATGCTGTAAACTCGACTACAGACATAATTACAGGAACTATTACTACAGGATCAGCACATTATCTAAAAATAGGCGATACTGTAGATATTGCGATTGGTGACAATGAATACACCCGTGAACTCGATGTAAAGATTATAAACGACAAATATCACTTTAAATATTTTGATGTAACTAATTTCTTCATTAGTTCGCCTGGTAGAGTTGTACAAGCAAATATTACCATATCTGGCGGTACAGGACTTACAAACGGAACTTATAACAGTATTCCTCTAATAGGCGGTACAGGACAAAATGCTAGTGCTAATATTACAGTAAGCGGTAATACAGTCACAGCAGTCGCATTTGTCAATGAAGGTAAAGGATATACCGATGGAGACGTACTAACTGCCAATATCACTAATATTGGTGGTACAGGTCAGAACTTCTCTGTAGACATTGGTAATGTCAAGAAGACAGGTGGATTAGTACAAAACCTCTGGACATTCATGGCTGGTAGTGGTGGTACACCTGGCACATATACTAAAGTACCTCTTGTTAATACATCAGCTCCATCAGGTGAGGGTGCTGAGTTTACTATTGTTGTTAATAGTAGTGGTG